GGTCCGACGCCATTGGGAAACTGTTGGCAACGTAGGGGGTAAGGTCTTTTAGTGCAGCCATGCTAACCCATGAACGGGGGTTTATCGGTTTCGTTTTGCGCCAACAAAGCCAGCCCGCTCATAAACTGTCCATAGAACGTTTCAGCCATTGCCCGGTTAGCGGCATCTTCGGAGTCTTTCAAGAAGCACCGGTACAGCACATAATCCACTAAAGCCGACCGGTAAAAATCCGGCACGCTCATTGTGTCAATTGGATCATTGACCTCTGGGGGGATCGCGCTATATAAAATTTCCAGTTGTCCGTTACCGTCGTTCGGCGGTTGCACATAAAACGACAACGGCTCGTAATCAGTGTAAGTAAAGTGATCGACTTCTTCCGCTGCATTAGCGGGGTCGTGCCAACTGGGGTTGATGGCATCCAGTTCTTCGCGGGTTGTCTGTCTGACAATCCGTGTAGAAGTCGATGAGTTGCGAATGACATCCAAAAGCTGGATGGCATCTGCAGGCATGCTCTGGTAAGTACCGCTAGATAAGGGAAGCGCGGCAGTAAGGGAATATGCGTTCGGCTTGTTTTTTACAATAACCCGCTGGCCTTCATTCAGCCACGACAATAGCTCATCGAGGCTCCATCGGGCGTTAGAAGGGTCTTGCAGCGTCTTTTCGCAGTCGTCAATGATTTCCTGTGCAAGCAAACCGAATCCCCGTCAATGAAAAGGTTGGGGGGACTCGAAAGTCCCCCGCCCCTTGTTTTGCTTAAACGTCAGCAGCTTTAAGAGCCGCGTGATCAGCGGTGTTCGCCGCAATCGTGGTGCCAGCCGCGTCAGATACCGAGTAAGTCGGTCGTCCGAAGACAATCGCTCCACCCGATACGCTGGACGCAATACCATCTGCATCGATTACTGCGTCTGAGACAGACGCTTCATCGATCAGAACGGCATCCTGGCCGACAAACAGGCTTCCGCCTGCTGCCACGACTACTGCTTGCACATCGTACACAGGCCCGTAGGCGCCGAAATTATCTGAGTATGCAGTCATTTCTTAGCCTCCTTTAGCCTTCTGCGACGTTGATAGAAACAACACCAAAGTCTTCATCAGACCCGTTAACGGCGCTGTACCATTGCGGTTTCAGCATGCCAAGGATCTTGGCAATCGAAATACCACGCTGGTTATCGTAGTCAAAGTTTTTCTCAACCCAGTCTGGATTGCCGAGATCGGCCATTGCCAGTGCCTGGGCACCACACATCATCATGCGACAACCTGCAACGGTTGGCGTGCCTTCGCCCGCGAAATCGCCAGTAGTGTCCCAATGTGGGACATGACGGAATTCGTGGATCATCAGGCCATCCACCAGAAGGTGGCTGGTGCCGGTCCAAAGCTGGTTTCCTTCGCTACGGGGCAGCGCATGACGCGCAGCAGCCATGTAGTCCGGGTCCAGTTTCAGAGTCGCCATGACCTGGGGAGTCACAAAGATGTGATACATCTCCTCGCCTTTACCACTTCTGATTCCACGAACATAGTTGTCTTTTGCGTATGCTTTAAGACGAACAATCGTTTCCCAGGTAGGTGCCACGATAGTGCCGGTGATATCACCTGCTTCGAAGCCGGTGGCTTCCCAGTTCAGGTAGCGGTTGGTTGAGGGTGCTGTAACATCAGCCGCGTAATCCAGTTGGGCAAACGTAGTGTCGGTACGAGCCGAACCATCAGGCTTGTAGTCGTATGCGACACCGCCCAGCGTCTGGAACGCCAGCTGGTCAATACGATCGGCCAGCCAATAGGCAAGCTGATCACGTGAAGCTTCACGGAAGTTCACGATGGAGCGCTGGTCCGCCATCTTTCCGGTCGTTCGGTTAGCGTTCCGCATCTGATCGATTCTGATAACTCGATCAAAGGCGCGGATCTTTTCTTCCCGACCTTCCATCTGGTTGTCCCCAGAAATACCGTCTCCTTCCAGATCGGTGAGCAGCGTCAGTACCGCACGCGCACCCGCCTCACTTTTGGTGAGTTCGGTAATCCGCTGAATCATCGCGTTCTGACCAGTTCCGAGGAACTTGTTTACAAACGCGTTGTTTCGAGCGACTTTCCAGAGATCACGGGACCAGACTGTTTTCTGTTCGCTGGTGAGCGAAGCAAAGTTTGTCTGAGCCATTTTCCTTGTCTCGTAAGTTATGGAGCAGGGGCCAATCCCCAGTAGCATTGCTACTACTTACTCCGTTAAAACAACAACCTGTTTGCAATCGGTTTGACTGCCTGATCGCTGGCAGAGGTCGCTTCTTTAACGTGAGGGAACGCCCCGCTGTATCGTCGCGAGTCACGAAAAATGTGGCACTCGGCTGTGCCCTGCCCTCTGGCGGCGGCCCAGAGAATTACGCCCGTTTAAATAAGCAATGCTTATTGTATAAGAAAAACCTGTTAAAAGTCAAGTATTTAGACATCTCCTCTAAGCCGGGCTAATGTAGAAGCCGGCAGCGCATCAAAATCTTCTTCAGTCATGGTTAGAGGATCGATCTGAGGCGTTTTGCCATGTGACGTTCCTCTATCGCCCGGTAGAGTTGGCGGTACCTGGTTGGCTGCCGCTACTTTCTTCTTTACATTACCGGTACCGTTTACCTGACTTTCAGCCAATTGCTGTTGAGTCATTTTTTGCGGCATCTTCATGGCCACAGCCTGTCGCAACGCCTGCGCAGGTGTGTATTTAGGCATGCCGTCATCTTGCTGTACGGTTGTCAGCGCACCCATTAATTCATTGATTTCGCCAGTTAACTCAGCATTGAAGGAGTCTTTGTCCTGAATGTTGAGTTCTGGGTAGTCCACAATAATTTCATTGGCTGCCGCAGCCAGATCGGCCTGGATCTGCTCTTGTGTGCGGTTCTGCTCGTAAGTCTGCGTAATCTGCTGGTTAAACCGCTCTTCCATCGAGTTTTGCTGATTCGCCAGAATGTCTTGGAAGACTTCAGCAGCCCTATCGGGCTCTCCATCCAGGGTCAACTCCTGCATGAGCTTATATTGCCCCGCAAAATCATAGTCTTCTTTCTGCGGCGGAGCCTCTGCAGCCGGTTCGGGCTGTTTTGCAGCGTCAATCTGCGTCTGAAGGAACTTCATTTGTTCCTCCATACGGATTTTTGCCTCCTCTAACTCCCTTGTTTTACGAATCTGGCTGTCCAGACGCGATTTGGGGATCATGTGAGGCTTTTCTGGCTCCTCTGGGGCAACTTCCGTAGCGTCTTCGGCCAAAGATTCAGCCTCAACTTCGGATTCTTCCGCCTGTACTTCCGGCACATTAACGTTGCTTACGTCATCAGGCACAAAATCCCCGCGATCCTCTTTTGAAGGCTCCCAATCTTCCGCTGAAGACAAGATACTGCTGGCATCATCCAAAGACTGTTCATTTGCCGCATCGGCTGCCTGGGTATCAGGCGCCTCAGTGGCGGTTTCTTCTACAACTTCTTGCTCTGCAAGTGCTTCTTTACTCATTTTTAGCTCCGGCTAACTGTTTCTGTTGTTGCTTAAGTTTGGTGAGTTCCACCGCCACTTTTGAGGCATTCTGGTCACGCGATCCGGCTTCACGGATTTGTGCAGTCGCAATTCGCGTTTGGTTTTCGGTACTCTTGATGCCCTCATCAGATTGCGCCTTCATTTTGGCGATCTGGATTTTGGTCATGTTGTCCTGAATGTTCATCATCTGGTCAGCATGGACCTTGAGTTCGGCTATCTCCTGAGTTTCATCAGTGAGAAGTTCCGTCTTCGCCTTGGCCATCTTCAACGCGGTATCAGATTCGAGATTCTGGATTTGCGCTTTCATCTGCGAGAGCTGCAATTCGATCTGCTTGAACTGAATGTCGCGCATCGCCTGGTTCATCTGTTCTTCTTCCTGTGTCGGCGGTGCCGTACCGGTCATCTTACGAACTTCCTGGGCAATATCGCGCTTGTTTTCCAGGTGAGAGTATTCAATTACCGAAGCATCTGGAATAACAACGCCTGCCGCACGCAGTGCCATTGCTTCGGCAAACTGCTGATCTGAATAGACATCTCGTGCCGGCTGGCTGGTGACATCTACGTCATAGTCACCCATCGACAAATCGTTAAACGTGGAACCATCAGGCATCGGCTTATTAACTTCCATCGCCTGCGGGTCTTCATTATTCTGGCTGTCAGTAATGAAAAAGATCCGTGGGTTGTCGTAATACTCCTGTATCAGATGCAGGATGCG